TTCGACCCACAGAAGCACGCCTACTTGCTTAACGGTAAAAAGGTTAATGGTGTGACCACCGTTCTACAACGATTGTCTAAGCCAGCATTAATATACTGGTCAGCTAAAATGGCATCTCAACACATGGAATCAATTCTGAAGCCGGGTATCCCACTAGACGAAATGGAGATTAAACAACTCGCCAAGGATGCAATCTTGGCACATAGAAATAAGCGAGACGCGTCAGCAGACATGGGGACATGGGTACACGCATTTTGTCAAGAATATGTAGAGGGAAAGAACCCTAAAGCACCAGTCAATGAAAGACTTTTGAGTGCGGTGGAGCAATTCATTTCTTGGTATGGGAGCCAAGATATAAAAAACATTTCTAGTGAGCAAAAACTATGCTCGCCAACACTAGAACTTGCCGGTACGGTTGACCTTATTTGTGAACTAGATGGTCGACTAACAATCATCGACTGGAAAACAGGCAGCGGTATTTACCCAGAGTATATATTACAGATGGCCGCCTATGTCATGATGTACGAAGAAGAGTTCGGTAAGACCGTCGACCAAGTGGGGGTCGTAAACTGTTCGGTTAAAGCACCATTCAAGACATTCTTTACAGACGAGATTCAACGAGCTAAAGATATTTACAAGTTATTATTAAACCTTGATAGGGAATTTAGAATACTCGAAGAGAGTATGAAAGGAGTATAGCCAAATGGAATACAAGATTAAACAAGTAAGCCAACAGGAACCAAAAAGGTACGAGGGTCAATACGGAGTCACCCTATACTACAAAGTAAGATTTGAAGGAAGTGAAGATGTTATCGAGATTGGTCGTAAAGAAGGCAACCCACCCAAAGTTGGCGAACAGCTCTACGGCACCGTCACTAGCGGGCAGTACGGTAATAAGTTTAAAAGTGAGAAGAAACCATTTAATCAATCAAGCGGTAGCAAATATACACGCGACGATTCAGCCATCCAGAGCCAATGGGCTATAGGCCAGTCGGTCCAACTAGCTATTGCTGGCGGTAAACCAGACTTAGAGACTATAGAAGCCGAAGCCAAGAAACTATTTGCCATGATTGAGCGGGTGAAGACCGGCCAAGCCACTAAAGAAGAAGCCAACCAAGAAGCCATAGCCGCCATAATCGAAGACAAGATAGATGAACCATTTAACCTAGACGACTTACCTCCAGGATTCTAATATGAGCAAACTATTATTTCCAGCACAACTAATCAAAGTAGAATCCCGTACAGACAGAACCTACAAGCTTACCTTCAATACTAGGGAGCTTAAAGGAGCCGACGCATCACTCCTTCTGAACGAGATAATGAACGAAGGCTGGTTAGTCTATTCCAGTACCTCCGACATTGAAGATGCTGACATACCAACCGAAAAAGCCGACCCAGGGCTAGGCACTAAAACACCAAGTGCTAGACTAAGGGGAAGATTATTCGTGTATTATACAGAGGTGGTAAAGGGTGACAAAAACCAATTTAGCATCTGGTATGATGCCGAACTAGAAAAAATAGGGAGCAAGTATCTAGAGAGGGTTAATGAATAAAAGCTGTTGCATAAAGGATTGCTATAATAACGTAGAGTGTAGGAGTATGTGTAACACACACTACACAAGGTTGAGGTTGCATGGAGACCCAATGTATGTCAGTAGCAAGCACCACGGGAGGTCAAAAACCCCTGAATATTTAGCGTGGTGCAACATGAGGCAACGATGCGAGAATGCCAATAAACCAGAATATATACATTATGGCGGGCGTGGCATAACAGTTTGTAATGAATGGCAACAGTTTGAAAATTTTTACAACGACATGGGCGACAGGCCAAGTACCACGCACTCTTTGGACAGGATAAATGTAAACGGTAATTACGAACCGGGAAATTGCCGCTGGACGACTAAAAGTGTTCAACAAAAGAACGTAAGAGCCAGGGGTAAGAGTGGACACAAGAACGTCTACAAGAACACGAACAGTAGTACATACATGGTAAGGTCTGCCGACGAGTATCACGGCACATTTAAGTCACGAGAAGCCGCAGTTGAGTACGCGAAATTAAATCTAAACTAGAATAGAAAGGGGCATGGGGGTATGCCAGTACGTAGATTCAAGGGGGCCAAGGCAAAAGCCGACACGTTATTCAGTCAGATAATACGCTCTATAGGTGAGTGCGAAAACTGCTACAAAATCGAACACCTACAATGTGCACACATAATATCAAGACGCTATTCAAACACCAGAACAGATCTTCGCAATGCGTTTTGCCTATGCGCTGGCTGTCATAGACGCTATACCGACCACCCAAGAGAGTTCAGTAGATTTATTACTAGAACCTGGGCGCAAGAGTACTACGACCACATCTATAGAAAAAGCCAAGAGGTAGGAAAAATAGACTGGGATGACGAGGTCTTTAGACTAAAGCAAATAAAGAGCTGGCTAGACAATAACGAAATGACACTTGATATATTACGAGAGCAAGAAGTATAAAACGTAAGCGGAGTATGGTATAATATATATGAAACAGTCTCTTAATCACTGGCTTAATAAGAGTCGTGACCATCACCAAGAGATAGTTTTTGGCGACAGACTTGGTTGGTTATTCCTACTACTAGTCGCCCTAGGAGCATACTTATGGTACCGGTAAAAGAAACAATTAGTAACAGCGAAGAAATATCAGACATACTGACAGACAAAGCTTTTAAAGAGCTCAAGATAGGTCAGATACTTATGTTTAGTTTTGAAGGTTCACGAAACGACTACAAGATCACCAAGATTAACCGCAAAGCTAAACGCTGTTGGGCTAAGAAGGTAACTACTTACTCAACTGATGATGTCAACATAGATGATAAAGATGGTAGTAAGCAAACTGTTAGTGAGAATATAAATGGCTAAAAGAGAAGAAGACGGACTCAATCCTCAACAAGAACTATTCTGTCAATTGTACGCTAGCTCCGAAGAGTTCTTTGCTCATGGTACTAATGCTTATATAGAGGCGTACAATATAGATACTAGTAAACCAAACTATTACAAGGTAGCCCAGGCAGCGTCTAGTCGTCTGTTATCAAATGTTATTATCTTAAAAAGAATCAATGAACTACTAGAATTAAGAGGCCTTAACGATACATTTGTAGACAAACAACTAGAGTTTCTAATCACCCAAAATGCAGATTTAGGAACCAAAGTAGCTTCAATTAGAGAATACAATAAACTAAGAAGCCGAATCATTAACAAGACAGAAATAACCTTACCAACTCCAATATTAGGTGGAATAACCAATGAAGTTCGTACCGACGACAGCAGTAACGAAACTACTCAATCTTAAGAATAGAATCAAAGGAATAGCTGGAGGCACATCAGCCAGTAAAACAATATCAATCTTACAGATACTTATAGACAAAGCTCAATCAGATAGAACACCAACTTTAACATCAATAACTAGTGAATCAATGCCACACCTTAAACGTGGAGCCATGAGAGACTTTCTAAACATAATGGAAGGTCATGGGTATTTTAAAGAGAGTCAATGGAACCGTAGCGACTTTGTATATACTTTTGAAACGGGTAGCAAGATAGAGTTCTTTTCATTAGACATGCCTCACAAGGTAAGAGGTCCACGACGTGATAGGTTATTTATCAACGAAGCAAACAATATACCCAAGGAAACCTACGATCAATTAGAGGTTAGAACCAACAATGAGATATGGCTAGACTGGAACCCCACCAACGAGTTCTGGTTCTATACTGGGGTTAAAGACTCACCTAATGTAGACTTTCTGATTCTGACCTATAAAGACAACGAGGGACTACCACAATCAATCGTTCAATCAATTGAATCAAGACGTGATAATAAACAATGGTGGCGGGTTTATGGAGAGGGACTACTTGGTGAAGTCGAGGGTAAGGTCTATAAAGGTTGGAAGATAATTGATGATATACCCCATGAAGCTAGACTTGAACGTTATGGACTGGACTTTGGCTACTCAAATGACCCAGCAGCTATCGTGGCTGTTTATTACTACAACGGTGGCTATATCTTTGACGAGATTACCTACCAAACAGGATTGAGCAACAAACGTCTTGCAGATGTTCTAAAGAATATTGATAGTGCTTTAGTTATAGCTGACTCAGCTGAACCTAAAAGTATTGACGAAATTAAAGAATACGGTGTATCAGTCCTACCAGCTAATAAAGGTCAAGGTTCAATTAACCAAGGGATACTTTACTTGCAGGACCAAAAGATTAGTATAACCAAGAATAGTATTAACTTAATCAAAGAATATCGTAATTATATGTGGAAGTTCGATAAAGATGGAATACAATTAACAGTACCAGAAAGTGGTAATGACCATGCACTAGATGCAGTGAGATATGCAATGGAGAGTCTAAGACCCAAAAAAGAAATAGACGTACCAAAATATGTGCCAACCAATTTTATGTTCCAATAGGAGATGTATGAATAAGGCTAAACACCACGGATTGAGCAACACAAAAACATATATATCTTGGAATGCAATGAGACTGAGATGTTTTAAAAAGTACAAACACAATCAATACAAAAATTACGGTGGTCGAGGTATTAAGCCCTGTAATGGTATTCGCTTATCATTTGTTAATTTTTATAATGTTATGGGAGAGCGTCCAACGAACAAGAGCTTGGACAGAATTGATAATAATAAAGGATATACCTGCGGCCAATGTAAAGACTGCATAAAGAACGAATCTGAACTAAACATGAAATGGTCAACCAGGAAAGAACAGAACTCTAACAAGAATATGTATAGCGTTAATAAAACTGGCTACACGGGGGTTTACAAACAAGGAAATAAATACTACGCAGCTATCAGAAAAGATAAAATATTGCATTATCTTGGTACATATTTAACATCAGCAGACGCTGGCAGGGCGGTTCACGGTTTTATAAAAGGGGGGATGATGTGAGTGAATTTCTATTTGGTAAAATAATTAAACACGAGTCGTACTTTGATGGTAGACTTAAAACCAGTAAGACAGAATACTCAGTACCGATATTGATTACTGATAAGAACGAAGCTATGACCGAGATAATTAAATGCCTTGAATTGATAGCAACGGGGCAAACGTATAACATCACGATTAACATTAAGGCTGACCCGAAATCACACCAGCTAAAACTTTTAACAAAAAACTATATTATTGAGTGAATATGATATAATATACCAATAGCAGCATACCTCGTTGTAGATTGTTCATAAGGAACTACAATGAGCGTATACATCGAAAAAGAAGATCTTCAGAAAACCTATAATGAAGCAGAGCGAGTAGCCAAAGACTGGTTTACTCCCTTTGATGAATATGAACGATTAGCTGGTAACAAGTTAAGCAAGAGCTTAGCTAAGAATATGCCACGAGTTAATGATGGCAGCCTCGCAGCGTCATTACTCGAAACTCCAATGCAAGTCTTCCCTAGTATGCAGACGGGTAAGTTTGTCAGCCAGAATCGTAAAGAAGCTTGGCTTAATGAGCTGGCTAACATTATCTTTAAAACCAAGATACTACCCAACGCTAACACTCAAGCATCGTGGTTTGATAAAGAAATTATTGCACTATATCGAGCCTTAAAGTATGGTGCACAACCCCGTTATAACTTTTATATTAGCACCGATAACTACACTGGCTCCGACTGGAGTCTTCCCTACATTAGAAATGTAAAACTAGAACCAGGTAAGTTCTCAGTTGATGACTGTGACTACGTTTTTTTGGATGTTTACTTCACGAAGCTTCAACTCAAGAAGATTATCGAAGACAACAAAAAGAATAAAGAATCAGGTTGGAACCTTAAAGCTGTTCAGAAGTTAGTTGATGCGTCTATGACCACCAAGGAAATAGAAGAGCAAAA